ACCTGGCTCTTCAAATGTTCTAGGAGAGCCAGCAAAGCCAACTGCTGAAGCTTGACGTGCGCCTTTAGCAATTGCACGGAAGATCAAGCGGTCATATTTTTCTGCCAAAGCATACCCGATTTTACGGGAGATTTCCGACCGAAGATCGTAGTGAGCAAGAGTCTCATCAAGCTCATATAGGAATGCACTTGAGATAAGCAGATCATCAATTGTGATCGTCTTCTCTGCTACTGGAGGAGCCTTTTGGTCATTACCCAAAATGCTGTTTCCAGGTGTGTGATACTCAGCCGTTGTACGACCGGTATAAATGAACTGCAATGATTTGCCGTTCTTAAGTGTACGCTTCATAACAAGATCACGAGCGATCGTATTATTCTGGAACCCTTTGAACATCTCGCCACTAAACAGTTTAAGGTAAAGTTTACGCTGATCGGCTGTTGTTGTATCAGCGCCGTTCTCTGAACCGGGCCATACAAGTGAGGATTGATTGGCCGTTGATTGATGGTTTGTAGTCATGATAATTTAATTAATGTATTGTTTATATTTTCTCAGCTGAAATTGTTGATCAATTTTTTGTGGTCTTTCCCACCGTCTAGACGGCAAAAGGTATCCTCGTAAGGGCTAATGCCAAGTGGAAGAGAATCCGACTCTGAGGTGTTCTCTTCCTATTGTTATTGCTTAGGCTTCTCTTCCGGTGGAGAAAGAGGTAGTGGCCTAGCTTTATCTTTATTACTTTGGTGAGCCATTATGAATCTAGAAGGACCACTTAACACCAAGCTTGGTGCCATAGTTATTTGTATCGGCATTAGTGGTAGCGAACGCTACTTCACCATAAACTGATACATCTTCAGAAGCAGCAATGCTTCCACCGACCTTACCTGATAGTTCAGTATCAGCATCTCCACCACCGTTAGTAGCTTGTACTTGAGGACCACCTTGTAGGTAGTAGCTCACAGCACCAGCAGTGCCTTCATAACCTACGTGTAGGTCAGTAGCTGAGCCAGCCCAATCAGTACCAGTAAAGCCACTATTGACTTCAGCGTTTACATAAGGTCCAGCCATTGCAGGTGTCGCAGAGAGAGCAGACAGTGTGGCAAGTGCAATAAATGATTTCATTTTTAATTAATTAATAAGGGTTAAATTTTTGTCACTTACCTTTAAGGTAAGCCACTCCACGGTAAACAAGTTTGGCTTGCTTCTTAGCTTGCTGTTGCTCCTTTACGCGTGCTCGCAGTTCTACGGCTTTCATGATTAGCTCCATAGCTTAGTTCCCCGTTCCATGAACTAAGTAACATGCGCTCCTTTCGGAGTGAACGGAAGTTGGTTTTGTTTGATAAGTTTTAGTCTATAAAATTAACTCTGACCTCAGCTACTCCAGCTGAAGTCATGCCAATCCGGTTAGCTGTACCATGAGAAATATCAAGATCCCTACCCGGAATAAACGGCCCACGGTCATTGATCCTTACTACCTCGCAAGTTTCATAACACACTTCCAATCGTGTACCGAAAGGTAGTGTTTTGTGGGCCGCTGTACTGCCATATTGATCATATATTTCACCGTTAGCTGTGTAGTTACCATGGAAACCTGGCCCATACCAGCTAGCTACCATGATGAATGAAGTGGTTAAAACGTTAAGCATTGAATAGTGAGTTGTCTGATCGTTCTAGTTTTCTCATTACCTCTTGTCGGTAAGCTGAATCATCGTCGTACTTAGGATCATTCATTGCACGTACAACTTCTGCTTGACTCTTGAATGAATCTTCTTGTCTAGAAGGTGCTTTACCTGTAAGCATCTCACCTTCTACACCATTAGCATCATTGAATCGATAAGAGAGAGCTTGGATAGCAAAGAAGCATGACATTGGATCTCCTTTATCCATCACTGCGTCATACATACTTACCTCTTGTTCAGATAAGTTCTGCTTAGCCCAACCCATCATGCTTGAATACTCTTGCTCACCACCAGCTACATCTTTTAGTTGACTAACTGTTTGATCATTTAGTGGTTCTGTTTGATTAGCATTCCTATAATCAAGATGCATCTGAGCTAGATCACTTGGATCCATATTGCTCAGTTCTTCTAAGGTTTCGTCAGAGTATTCAGTATTAGCTTCATCCCATAATCTATCTAGGAAGTCGCCATCTACTTCAGTTTGTTCTTCATCTTGTTCTGGTTCAGATTCTTGAGACTCTTCAGTTTCTCCTAGTTTCTTTTCTAGTTCACCGTAAGCTTTCTCCAACTCCTCAGCTGATTTATATTTACCAGCTAGTAGTTGATCTTGAGCTTGTTCCATCTGTTCACCAACTGCTAGAGAGTCTTGCTCATCAGCATTTAGTTCACCAGTGACTTCCTCTGAACCATCATATGTAATTGTTTCTGTCATGTTTTAACTACTATGTAGTGGGTGTATTTCTTTTGCTTAGCGAAGTACTTTCTATCTTCTGGACTAAGCGGGTGACTGACCGGGATTACCGGCTTGTGCTTGTGCTTGTGCATTCATCATTGCCTCCTGTTGTTTCTGCTGTACAGCTGCCATTGCTGGAGCATTCTGTTGCTCTTGCATAGCCATCTGTTGTTGCATCTGTTGCTGCTGCTGACCTTGTACCTCTTGCATACTCTTCACTAGGTTGAGTACGTCGATACCGGATGCAGCTGCTAGCCTCTTCACTACTTCTTCTGGATTAATGAATTGACTGATAGCTTCTGGTCCCATTGTTTGTGCAATGGTTTGTAGGAACATACCTAGACTTTCTCTATCTTGTCCACGTCCTAAAGCATTAATACCAGCTACAATAGTTGGGTTCACATAGTCTTTAGGAATGGGAGGGATAGATCCATTCTTCTGCATTACTGAAAGTTTCCTATCCAGATAAGGTACTAGGAACTCAACAGTTAGTAGGCTGAATAGCCCGCCAAGTTGTTGTTCCAATTCCATTTGTGTCATACGCACCTCTTCGGCAGTTGTGCGCTCAGATTGTCTTACACTTAGTACTAGGAATGCTTCAGCTAATCTCTTCTCTAATGTATTAAGCATATTAAATGCAGTAGAGAAATCTGCAGTCTTACCAACACTGATGGCAGCGATATCATCAGGTCTTCCCTGAACAATAGCGCCATTCTTTGCGTTAGCTAATGTCTGTGGCTTAGTTGTAGAAGAAGGGTTGACAGTAAATACAACTTTAGCTGCTACTGCTGATCCTTCTACTAGTGCTTGAGACAATGCCTCAGCACTCTTTAGATCACCTAAGAACTCTTCAACTCTACCTCTACCATACTGCTCACCATCTACAGAATTAAATCTTAGTGGTAACCAAGGAGTAGCATTCTTTTGTGCCTTACTGATGGACTTTGGAATTACTTTACCGTAAACTTCTTGATACCATTTAACCCTTGTACCTTCATAGGTTACGTGGGTATAAACTTCACAGTCATCATTTACTTCAGTGTCCTCACTGACATAATCCATCTTCTCTTCTACTACCTCTGGTGGTAGTAGCTTCTTGCTGATTCTTTCTTTGGTGACAATCTCTATTACGTTACCGTTACCATCTCTATCTACAACATAACGATTCAAAGGGTATAACTTTAAACCTTCCTTACCCATAAATATGAGAGCATTACCACCTACTACTAGATGCTTCAAAGCTTGATGCACTATTACTCTGTCATCAGAGGCAGCAATCTTTTCAAGTATAATCCTTTCAACTTTAGCAAAAGCTAAGTCTAATTCAGATTTAACTTCAGGACCATACTGTCCTAGCTTTGAGTCATCTACTTGTAGCTTAAAGAAGCTTGTTTGTGGTGGCAATAACGCAAGCATTAGTTTACTTGCTAGAGTTACTACACCTTTAGCGCCAATGGCTTGCCAAGGTGTGGTTAAACTTCTAGCTCCGCTAGCATTATCATCCTGATGGATTAGATAAGGTAGTGTAAGTTTAGATGCTTGCTCTGCTACGTTTAGATATTGTGAACGGTCACTAGATAAGATGTCATATCTTTTCTTAGCTGTCATGATGGTTTAATATTAAGTGATTTACCTGTACCAACACTACCCATAGTATTAGAATAGCTAGATGATGTCTTCCTCTTCATACTTTTTAAACCTCTCTTTGTTGCGTACCTACGTCCAGCCTGTCTAGATAAGTCGCCAGGTCTACCTACTTGACTAGGATCACCTCTAACAAATTCAGGTGCTTTTGGTGCTTGGAATGCACTTTGCCAAGCAGCCATCTGGTTCCTCATCTTTGCGTCATCTCTTTCCATCTCCTTTTCAGTAACCCATTCTCTAACTCCCATACCTACACCGAGGTTATTTTGTCTGCCCCAGTTTACATATTCTTTTACTCTATCTAAATCATTTACAGCATGTACATCTTTCATACCGAAACCATAGTTACCTACAGCTCCATAATTCCAAGGTCCACTAGGTGCAGAGTTAGCAACTGCCTGAGCATCGCTACCTATATTCAAACCTCTACGTCTAGCCTCTTCAGCTAACTGTGCCATTTGATAATGGGAAGCTCCTAAACCTTCAGCTGCTTCCATATCTTTCGTACCAAAACCGTCTCCACCCCATTTAGCGAAGTCCCAGCCCATAACATCTATAGTCATTATGTTAATCCTTTAATTAATGTTTACTCTTCATCTAGTCTTGTTGTTAACCATTCTACGACTGATTGTTGTCCTGAAATGTACATGATCTTTTCAGTACTATCTGTAGGGCCAATGATAATGGGTGGGAATACTTCTTTTAATTCTTCCAGAAGTTTTTGATTAAACTGTGGACCAACGATAGCTTCATACATATTGCGGGAGGTTTTCATTTCTATGCTCAAAGAAGGCTGGCATTCTTGCTGACTTAGTGAAGGAAAGCTCTGGAGCCTTACCTTCATACATAAGCCGATCGCTTGCATCCAGCCAGAATTTTTTATCCAAATATTTAGTGGTAGTATTTCTACCTAGTGGCTGCATAATCCAACTAATCGTAGCCTTCCTAAGTTTATCTAAAGAAGCACTAGGTGTATAACCTAACTCTCTGACGACGAGGCTATTACATGCCGTGTGTACCTGTTCATCCCTACTGATGTCTTGACTTGTGGTCCTAAGACCAGCGTCACCATTAGCTCTGAAAAAAGGCAGAAGTACGAAGAAAATCGCACGTTCAATGACCAAGGCTTTAGTGACAGTGTGATCTGGATGCGCCTCCCACGCTCTGCGTAAGGAGAAAATTTCCTTCTCAGCTTCATCATCAACTCCGATAGCATCTGCGACGTAATTGAGAGCGATGTCGTGTCGTACCTCATCTTGCACGTTCGATAGTAGGAGTGTCCTACTTGCTTCCGGTATTTCACGCGCACAAG